GGTCGCCGTTCTCGCACGACCCGGCCATCGGCCCGAACCCCGTGGCACCCCACACCCCGTACTGAGCAACCGCAATCGCGCTCGGCCAGATCGTCGTCTCAACGTTCCACAACCAGCCCCACGCGCCACCGGCCCCGGAGGCGAACTGCGTGATCGTCGGCGCCGACGACATCCCCGATTGCGAGATCGCCACGCCGCTGTTCGTGGCGTGATTGAACCGCGCGCTCCCCGCCCTCGTCATGATCTGTAGGATGGTGTCGCTCGCCCCGCCGCCGGGCTTCTGCCTCGCGAAGCTCCAGTCCTGGATCTTGACCGTACGCCACGTCTCGCCCGACCCCTGGTTGCTGACCACCACGGTGTTGGTCGTGCGGTTGATCGCGGTGACGAGGTTCGTGACCAGCGTCGCGCCGGTGCCGGCGTTGAACTGGTTGTTGCCCGCGCCGCTCGCCACGCACGTCAGAACCGCGCCAGCGATCGTGAAGGTGTCCCCGGCGTCCGCCGTGATGCCGCTGAACTCGACCTCGCCAACGGCCGACGTTGCTGCGCCGGTCGCGCTCCCGTCGCCCTCCTGCGCGGTGGCCCAGGTCGGAGTGGCCGCGTAGGTGTAGAGCGTCGGCTGACAATACTTGGTCCCCACGCTACCCTCTCAGCACTTCCACCGCGCGCCCGGCTCCGATCAGCCCCCACGCCTGGAGGGCCGGCACGCCAGCCTGGATATCCGTGTCGTCGAGGTTGACCTCGTCGGCGAGTTTCAGATCCTCGAAGAACACCGAGAGCTTTCGCTTCTGCGCGTTGGTCAGGCCCGCGTTCGTGGCGAAGTTGTAGAGATCCTCGCGCTCGAGCGCCGTGAAGAGGCGGATGAACTCCAGCCGCGTGAGGACGCGCCGCCCGTTGTACTTCCTCGGTGCCTCGGGCACGGGCGGGTCCGGGATCTGCTCGTGGTCAAACTCCGAGAGCGGGAAGCCCTGCAAATCGAGCGTCGCGACGTACTCGTACTCGTAGACCTTGATGCGGTCGGCCTTGCGGATGATGGCGTAGCGCGGCATCTACCGTCCCTTCCGCCACGCGAGGTAGTGCCCGAGCTGGCTCCACAGCCAGCCCGCCCACCGCGCGCGCAGCAGGACCGCGAACAGGATCAGGAGAACGATCGCCGCGACGAGCGAGGCGACCGAGATCCAGATCAGCCAGTCGAGCGCGGCCAGTTGCCAGAGGGCGGAGTCCATACCCATGCGAACCTGTCGTCGGGGAGGATCAGGCCGATGCCGGCCCTTTTCCCTTGCTCATCTCGACAGCGGCTGCGTGCATCGCCGCGGTCCACTCGAGCGAGGCGTTCGCCATCGGGAACACGACCTTCTTCTGGAAGTCGAGGAAGGCATCGGGGTGCAGATCACGCTGGTCGAACACGATCTGCTGGACCTGCTGCGTGCCGTCGAAGGTGTCAATCGTGATGCGGATGCCGGGGCTCTTCATTTCTCAATCCTTTCGATGTGTACCTTCCCGGAGACGACGTAGAGGATGTCCCTCCCCATGATCCTGGAGAGGAGCAGCGTCAGCGCGTACCAGAGGCGGGCCATTAGAACGTGATGGTGATGTCCCCATTGACGACGCTCAGGGTGACCGTGTCCTCGCTCACCGTGAAGCTCGCCGTCCCGGAGACCGGGCCGATGGGCGTCACCCCGTCGGCGGCGAAGGCCTGGACGGAGAGGGTGTACGCGCCCGCGTCCACCGTGAAGCTCGCGCTCGGTGCGCTCGTGTCGGTCTTGCTCTCCCCGCCCGGGCCGGTGAGGGTCCAGCGGAAGGGCCCCTGGCCGGTGCCTGCGGGGAAGTCCGCAGCAGCGACCGGGACGGTTGCGACGAAGGTCTTGGACATCGGTGGTCTCCTGTGATGTTGTGGTTGGTCAGGCGTTGCCGGCGGTGATGGTGAAGCTGTTGAGGGTCACGGTCTGCGAGGCCGAGATCACGACCGAGTTCCAGTTCATGTCCGAGCCCGAGGTGCCGCAGTTGCCGTCGATGCAGCAGGTCCCGGTCGAGTCGACCACCCGGAACCAGGTCGTCGTGCCGCTGGCGTTCGCGCTCGCGTCGGTCAGGGCCGGGGTGTTGTCGAAGGTCAGGACTTGCGCCGACTCCGTTGCTGACGGGTCGCTACAGGTGATCTCCGCCAGGAGCGTGGTCGCGGTGCCGCACGTCGCCGGCCTCGACCCGTCGTAGATCCGGATGAGGGCCGCGCCGGCGCCGCCGTCCATGGCGTTGATGATCTGGGTCAGGCGGTTGGTCCGGATGGTCGTGCTGTAGGAGAGCGCCATCAGGAAGGGGCGCGCGAGCCAGCGGGCGAGCTCCGCCATTGCGTCCCAGAGCATCCCCGCAGGGCCGAGGGTCATGGCGTGCCCGCCCTGCGGGGACGAGGGCGGCTGGATCTTGTAGGCCCCGATCTTGGACAGGACCCACTGCTGGGCCGCGGTGTCAGCCAGGTCGCGCAGGGCCTGGTCTACGGCACGTCGCGCCTCGTTCTCTGCCGCCCGGTCGCCCTTGGCGTCCTTGAGGGCTTTGACGAGTTTGGGGTCGATGTCCTCGACCACGAACGCCCCGATGCCCTCGTCGAGGGTGTAGCGCGGCTTGGGGCTCGCCTCGTAGATCTTCGCGCACGCCGCGCGCCAGGCGTCCTGCTGCTCGCGGACCTTGGCCTGGTCCTCGGCGCTCATCTTGAGGTACTGGGCCTGGATGACGTTCACCGCGGGCGGGTAGACCGGCTGCGGGATGCCCTCGGGCCAGGCCTTGAGGAGCTTGCCCTTCCACTCGAACCCGACCGGGTCCTTGCGCGCGTCGATCGTCGCCTGCCAGCGGTAGCCCTCCTCGGGGCTGCCAGTGACCACGATGTGCCAGGTGGCGAAGTACTCCTCGCGCGGGTAGTCTGCGACGTCGATCAGCGCAACCTTGCGTGCTGGCGTTCCCATATCTCGTCCTCTCAGGCGGTCTCTTTCGCGCCGATCCTGGCGCCACTCACGCTCATCACTCGGCCGTTTGCGTCGGTCTGGACCGGGATCCTACCGTGCCCGGCGATCTCGACCGCCTCGATGTCTCCCTTGGCGTTCCGGACGAAGGTCCGCTTGGCCTTGAGGAAGTCCATGATCTTGGAGATCTCGGCCGCGGTCTCGTCCACGATCTTCGTGGTCTCCTCGTCCAAGGCTCCCGATGCCTTCATCGCCGCCGCCGCCTCTTTGACGTCGCCGGGCGCGCCACCCTCTTCCGAGCCCTTCATCACCAGGTCGAGGAGCTTGGTCGTGATCACCTCGCGCAGCTTCGCCTGCTGCTTCATGTACTCGCGGTCGTCGGTCGCGACGCGGTCCTTCTCGGAGGTGTCGTAGGCGACCTGAGCCGCCTGGACCTGCTCCTCGGCCTTGTCGCGCTCTGCCTCGACCGCGCGCCTGCACTCCTCCTGGCACTGGCGGATGGCGTCCTCGGCCGCCCGCTGCGCCTCGGCGATGGCCGCGTCGTACTCGGCCTGCCTCTGGGCCTCGGCCTGCTTCTCCTCCATGTCCTTCTGCTGCAGGGTCTGCTCGAGCACCTGGACCTGACCGACGGCGTCCTGGTAGGCCTGTTGCATCTCGGCGATCTGCTCAGGCGGCACCGCCGGCGGGCCGAGGGAGGAGAGGCCCTGGTTCATCCCGGTCGGGTCGTTCGACTTGGCGAAGGGGAGGAACTTCTCGACGTCGATCTTCTCGTCGAAGCGGAGCAGGGTCTCCTTCGCGATCTCTACCAGGGAGTCGGCGATCGGGACCTGGCCCGAGGCCATGAGCTGGCTGATGGTGAGGACGAGCTCCTTCAGCTCCGGGAGTAGGGCGAGCCACTGCTCGCGCTCCTTGTTCTTGTTCGGCTTGCCCGTCGAGCCGGCCCGCACCTGGATGCGGACCATGTTGTAGACCTCCTCCTTGCTCATCCGCGGCCAGACCATCTCGGGCCCGGCGATGCGGATCACTTGGGCCTCGGTCAACTCGAGCAGCAGGACCTGGAGCGAGTAGTCCGCCATCTCGGTGATGGTGTCCTCGTTCGAGTCCTGCATCTCGTTCGTGCGGCTCATCATCCCCTCTTTCATGATCTCCGCCTCGGTGGCGGTCTTGGGGTCGATGAGGTTCGAACGGCTCGCGTCCGACACGCCCGAGACGAGGTCGATGTCGTTGCGGATCGTGGTGACGTCGTAGACGTTCGGGTCGAGCTCGGCGTTGGGGATGAACCCCAGGTCGTTCGAGATCGGCTGGCCTGGGGTCCCTTCGACGGCGAGGATCTCGAGGGGCTTGCGGCGTTGGATGCGGTTGACGTCCTCCTCGGAGAGGCTCCCGCCCTTTCGCACGACGCGCACCGGCATCGAGTCGGCGCGGTGCTCGGCGTACTGGGTGCGGGTCCGGTTGTACTCGTCCTGGAGCTCCATGATCAGGTCGACGAGCGACATCGGGACCGGGCTGCCGTCGCTTGGGAAGAAGGCCAGGCCGAAGAACGGGTACCACCGGCGCCCAAGGCGCGTCGGCTGGTAGGGCAGGCGACAGAACCGCTTGTACCCGTCGGCGATCGTGTAGACGGTGTTCGAGGTGCGGTGCCAGATCTCGTGGACCTTGACGTACTTCTGATCGTCCTGGTTCGAGGATCCCTGCTTGCCGCTGTCGCGATCGAGGTAGAGGGTGGGCGTGCCGTACTCGGGGCTCTTCTCGCCCTTGGGCCTCGAGACGTCGGTGTCGAAGGCGGTGTCGAAGCCCTCCGGGGTCATCCACACGACGTGGTCGATGGCCGTGGCGAACTCGTACTCCTCGAAGTCCACCACGGTCGGGTCGAGGATGATCAGGTCCTCGACTCGGATGCGGTCGAGAACGAGCCCCTCGGAGAGGGGGATCTCGACCTGCTGCTGTAGGGCCGCGAGCTGGGCCTGGAGCTCGCCGCGCTTTCTCTCGGCGTCGCCGTCGCCGTCGGTCACCCCACGCTTGAGCATCTCCATCCTGCGGAGGTTCTCCTGCGTGTCGTTCAGCCGGTAGCGCAGCAGCGGGTCCTGGTTGTAGTCACGCTGGTAGACGAGCTTCAGCCAGCCGATCTTCGAGGTGAGGGCCGAGCGGATCGCGGCCTTCATCCGCCTCTTGAGCCGGCCGCGGTTGACGAACTCCTCCCGGAGGACGATCTCGGCGGTCTTGCTGAACTTCCTGAAGACCTCGTAGACATCCGGCGTCACCGCGTCGGTGAGCACCACGGCGATGTCGGGGTCCTTGGCGTAGATGTAGGGGATGAGGGTCGCCATGGTGGCGTAGATCAGGTTGGTCCTGACCAGGCCCTTGGCCCCGTCGTCGTGCATCTTGCCTTCGGTGTAGAGGCGCGCCTTGCGTACGGCCTCGACCATCTTCTTGTGGCTGGTCTCGCGCTTCCTGATCTCCGAGCCCCAGTACTCGACGACGGCCTTCTCCTCGGGGGAGACGGCGTGCTCTGTGGTCGCGGTGTCTTCGAACATCGTCCCTCAGATAGGAAAACGGGGGCCTGAAGCCCCCGGTGCTGCCGTACCTACCAAGCGTTCAGTGCGGGCCGATGAGGGCGACGTCCGAGACTCCCGTGGTGCCGGTGCCCGAGCTCCTCATGTACCGCTTGAGGGTGATCTCGCGGGCGAGGCCCCCGGGAGGCGTGGTCTCGGTCATCACGTCGGCGAAGGTCGTGCCGTCGTCCGAGCCCTCGATCTCGACCGAGCCGGCCGAGACCCCGGCGCCGAACGTGACGATGGCCTTGCGGCCCGCCATGAACGGGGTCCGGTCCATGATGACGCTCACCGCGGCCGTGCCGCCGAAGGTGCCGTTGCCCTTGGAGCCGACCAGTGTGGCGCTGGTGGCGCCGACGGAAGCGACTTCCCAGTCCCCGTTCATCGACGTGAGGCCGGTGACGCCTGTGATGCGGATCCGGTCACCGTTCACAAGGCCGTGCCCGGCGCCGACGGTGGCGACGATCGGGGTGGCGTTGGTCCCGGTGCTGATGGTGATGCCGTTGGCGCTGCCCGCGGCCGGACGGCCGAGGCTTTGAAGGCGTTTGCCCATGACGTACTCCTGTCTCGGCAGAGATCAGCCCTGCCAGCCCCCCCGTGCTGAACCTTGCCGAGGAAAGGGCCCCCGCCGCGGACTCTAGCCCGATAATCCTGTGGTGGTCTACCCCGCGCGTCGACGCAGGGCGCGCACCACCAGACGGACAAGGCCCTGGAAGACGAGCACCCCACCGTAGATGCCGAAGGCGAGGAGGGCGAGCTGGGAGAGGTCGCTCAATGGATCACCTTGCGCTTGAAGCGCCGGCTAGCATAACGCTCGGCGTTCCCATTGATCACGTCGGGCATCATCCGGTCGAGTTTCTCGCGCATCTCCCCGTTCATCGGCGTCCC